TCTGCCAAATTAGGTCACGATGTTACAGTCTACTGTGAATGTGATGCCCCAGGCTGGTATGACAGTGTAGAGTATAGAACCCTGGATCAGTATACCAAAGACAACAAGTCACAGTTTGACGTATTAATAGTCAGTAGATTTACTGATTTTTTAGCCATGGCAGTTGACAGTAAGATGAATATATTGTGGCAACATGATATTGACACAGCTAATTTCCGTGATGCTATAGGCTGTTCGGATCGTGTTTTTTGTTTGAGTGATTTTCACAAGTCGTTATTTGTTAAAAATTACGACATTGATCCTACAAATTACGTTTGGAAAACCTCCAACGGGTATGATCAAGAAATAATTACTGAATACGTACCTTACGAAGCAAAGAAAAACAACTACATCTACGCATCTCGACCTGAGCGTGGGTTAAAATTATTGTTGGAAAAAATATGGCCCGAAATAGTTGAACGTAATCCCGATGCTGTGCTGCACATCTGTACATATGAACATACTTTAGAATTGCCAGAGGAAGTTAAAAAGATACACAAAGAAGTTGAAGACCTGTTGGAATATAGCCGAAACATTAAACAGATTGGACACTTGCCAAAACGTCAATTTTACAATCTATTAAGTAACTGTGCTTACATGGTATACCCAACAAATTTTCCTGAAATTTCCTGTATCAATGCCATCGAAGCACAGTATAATGGATGTTTAGTTATCACTAGCGACGAATTTGCCTTGTCTGAAACAGTTAAAACCAATACTAAAGTCAAGGCAGAATACGGTAGTATTGATTACGTAAACAATTTCTTGGATTTACTTGATAAGTATCAAGGCGATGTATACGAAGAAGAAGTAGCCAAAGGTAAAAAGGCTATAGAGTCATATGCTTGGAATAGAATAGCTAAATCTTGGAACGCTGAGATTGATTTTATGTTTAACAAGAGACATGACAAGTATAAAGATAAGATTATAGATCAATTGGTTTACAACTCTGATATAGTGGCTGCTTGGAAATTAACGGGGGATGAAAAATATCGTAAGCTATTAGACCTAGCCAAAGAAACAAATTTAACAGATTCATGGTTTGACTCGACAAATACTGATAGAGATGAATATTTTCCTACCAGAACGATTGGCCTAATCGAATTAATAAAAAACGAAATTACGGAGTTTCCTAACAAAAAATTAAAAATATTGGACTTGGGTAGCAACGACGGTATACTTAGTTTGCCATTATTAAAAAAGTTTGCCAATAATATCGAATCAGTAATCATGTACGATACTTCTAAAGAAGTATTAGAGCACGTTAACAAAACTTACGGACATAAATATCCGCAAATTAAAACAATCAATGATGATGTAAGAAATGTGTTAAATTATGATTTTGAACCTGACATTATTATTGCTGGAGAAATACTAGAACACGTTGAAGAAACACAACAGTTCCTTGATTTTTTAATGAAACTGGCCAATAAAAATACACTATTTTATTTTACTGTACCTATGGGACCGTGGGAACAGATGGAAAAACGTAGAGACGAAGAAATACATCATGTACATCACTTTGAATTAAACGACATACGTGAAATTTTTAAAAATGTAAATTTAAATATTGAATTCAGCGGGGAAGAAGCGTTGGGACGTCGTGGTGAAATGTGTAGCAATTGGATGTTTTGGTTTAGAGCGTCAAAAGATGATAATATTAAATTTGATGAAGTTGACTATCAAGACAAGTGGATCAAGACTAGGCCCTATAAAAAGATTTCAACTTGTATGATAGTACGCAACGAGGAAGACAACCTCAGTCGCTGTTTAAAGACTGTTTATCAGTTCAGCGATGAAATTATAATTGTAGATACCGGATCAATCGATTCTACTAAAGACATTGCCAAAAGATTTACAGATAAAGTTTACGATTTGGAATGGAAGGAAGATGATGGGCTAGGCAATTTTTCCAGAGCTAGAAACTATTCTATTAGCCTTGCTACTGGAGATTATATCTTTTGGATTGATGCCGATGAAGAACTTGAAAATAGCATGAGATTACACAAGTATATTATTAGTGATTACTATGATGGTATATTGTTGAGACAAGTACAGGCCATGAGTAAAAAATCTCACGACAGCGGTGTAAATATTGATGTTATGCATGATAGATTCTTTAAAAACAACATTGGCATACAGTTTACAGGTGTGATACATGAGTACCCTAGTCGCAATGATGAAGATTTCTTGGGTAACAAAATGTTTTGGCAAGATCATATTTACGTGTTACATTATGGATTGGCCAATCGAGAAACACTAAAACGCAAAGCCTTGAGAAGGAACACAGATCTCATCTATAAAAATGTAAAAGTCTATCCCAAACGCATCTTTGCTAGACACTACATTATAGTAGATTACTGGAGTCAGTTTATCACTGGACACCCTAACCCCGATATAAAATGGCTACAGAAAGGCATGGATATTTGGCATAATGATTTGAAAAAATGCGGTGACGATTGGACCATACGATTATCTTTGGGAGTAGTACAACATTTCTACAGTTATTGCGCCCAAAACGGTATTTCCTTCAAGGGTCGTTTGCCTGAAAAAGTAGCTTTTCAAAATGGAGAAAACGGGGAAACCATAGATTTTTACGTTCTGGATAAAGAAGAAGAAAGCGATTTCTTCTTGCACTATCTTGCTAATTTCAAACGGCCATAGCATAAATATATAAAAGGAGATAATAGATGTATTACGCAAAAGTAGAAAATAATCAATTTATTAAAAGAATTAACGTGGCAGACGAGGCTCCAGATGTTACCTTTACTACAGACCCAACTGCCGAACAACTAGCACCTTACAATGTAGTGATAGTTAATCTTCCGGCTACACTTCCCAGCTATGACCCTGCTACACAAGCTTTAGTTGACATTGATCCCACATTGGGAGATGATGGTATTTGGTATGCTAATTATCAAGTTGTTACACTACCAACTGAGCCTGATTCTGGTGCTCCGGCTTAATTTAAATGCAAGCTAGATACAGACGAGATTATCCTGGTGAATTTGTCATCACTGAATCTCGTTGGTCCGGGGGCAAAAAACAAGAAAATCGTGAGTGGGTTGAAAACCCTATTAACAATCATCATTTATCTGGGAGAGCCGCTTGCTTGGGTAGTTTGCAGGATATAAGTCAGTTTGATCCTGATATATTAGAGCAACATCGTGGCGGATTACTGGGATCAAAAAAACTACAAAACTACGGCACAGGGCATGTAGCACAATACATGCGTCTTGACTTTGCTGTGGATCAAGATTACAATATTATTAAAACATTAGTAGAGTCTGGATACACTAAGACAAACATCGTTTATACTACTGCTCGTAATTGTTTACGCAATCCGGGTGAGTTTTACCTTATACCCAATAATCCTCATTTGTGTACAGAAGTATTGCCAATTTATTTGGCTGCGTTTGACGGGCACAAAGAAATTTACATGTTGGGATATCATAATAACACCAAGGCTGGAAGAGACACGTGGATACAGGAAGTGGCATCATTGATAGAAGCTTACTCTGGTACTGTGTTTACTATGGTGGGCAACGAACAGAATATGCCTGCTGAATGGATGTGTTACGCCAATACAAGAAACTACACTTATCGAGAATTTATCAGTTATTGTGATGTATAAAGCTGACTTTGTATAGTTGATATCTTTGTTTGTACCGCTTCAAAATTAACAGTACTCCATAATCCTGGATGCATAGGTTTTGGCCACACCCCACTATCAATCCAAGCCCAACCAATATGTTCTGAATTAAGTACTGGTTGGAATTCATTAGCCACGCTACAGAAAAAAGTATGGTAGGAAAATACATTATCGTCGCTGGTAAATTTTTCTAAAGGCACAAGTTTAATGTATTCGGGCATGGACCCCAATTCTTCTTGACATTCTCTGATTAAAGTTGTCATTATGGTCTCTCCAGGATCTTGCTTGCCGCCAGGCAATCCCCAACACTGCGGATGTTTACTATCGTTACGCATTAGATAGAGATATCGGTGCGTAGATATAGAATAAAACCATATACCTACGGCACTTACTGAATTTATATAATTAGAGACCATCTTCCACCGTTGTATGAACCTTGATACGATTTGACCCAATATTCTCCAGTCCATCTGTACTGTATCTCGGTGGTAATATTGGTAACATATTGTGTATTTACAGGACTTGATGCGCTGTCAAAAGAAATTAACCAGCGTGTACCATCGTAGGTCACTATGTCATTGGGTCGAGCTACTAAAATTTGCCCATCAACTCCTGCCCAAGCGGCAGCATACCCATTTTGACTGCCAGTGGCTTCGGTGAAGAGATAGCTCTGCCCTGACTCAGCTGCCGGCAAACCTTGTCCAGGACCACTGACCAACGGATTAATAACTGCATTCACTGCGGGTAAAGTATTAGATGGTACAGATTCCTGTACAACTGAAAACAGCAAATATCTAGGGTCAGTAGGATCATAAGCTACTGTGCCGTATACCTGTGATTCATCTTCTTGGGTCAGTGCTATAAGACTAATGCCCGGTCGCAGTACACCGTATAGTTCTATTAAAGGCAACCATTCTATATTACTGTTAGCAACAGGATCAGGCGGAGCCAGCTGATAATTAGATTCATTTACCACAGCCGAGTGTGCCAACAACTGTATTTTATTGCCTATTAATACTGATTGATAATTGTAAGGAGTTATGTACTGACGTGTGCCCAGTAACAAGTCATTATTACTTATGGCGTTGACTAAATCACCCGATCCATCATAGATGCTGGCAATAATAGTTTCAACAACACCAAGTTTTTTAACTTTACTAGGTAGAGACAACCATATAGGCAGTGTGAATTTAAGCGTAGATATATCTATGGGATCCTCTGTGCCACTGGGAATCTGACGACTACTCCATCCGGTACTTACCAATTCTACCATACTTAGGCTGGTCCAGTCTAAATAATTATCAGTATTTTGTATTTCAAGACTAGGATTAAACAGCGGTAATATTTGCTCTAATATCTGCATCTTTTGATTGGTATTACTGGTCCATATATCTAAATTGATACTTAATTTGTACGGAGATGGCATGTAGCGTTCTATAGTAAAAGCGTTGCCCTGTGTGGTTTCATAAGTATTTGTTGATTGATCATAGGTTCTTTGACGAACAGATTTATTATCCACATAAGTGGGATTTTGCATACGAGGACGATCATAATCTAATCCGGTAATATAAAATGTCATCAAGGGAGTACTAGGCATATTGCTAGCGGAATTTTGTTGTATAATTGTTTGTGCTTGCCGACTAGAGTCACCATAGCGTACCGGAATACGATAAAGTGTATCTCCAGTGCCAGCCGCCCCGGATTCATTGCGCCCAAATTCAACAAAAAACCCGCTGAACATTCTAGCTATCTGTATCAAATATCTACGTATCTGAGAATCGTAAAAAAAAGACTGTGCCATTATTATTTTCCTAAAGGAGGTGGGTTGGGTGGCAAATTGCCCCCGTCGTTGCCATTGTCGGCCTGCGGTCTTAGCATCTGGCTTAGGCTTTGTCTACTAGGTATATTGCCCTGATCACTGGTGTTTGTGGTATATGGGTTATTCACAAAACTGCTACGCTGTGTTTCGTTACTTGTGCCCCAATCTAACGGAGTTCTAACATTGTCACTGATAGCCTGCCATCTAGCGCCGTCAAATCTAAACAGTCTATTGGGAAAATAATCTAATCTCAAACAATAATCTCCATTTGATGCTGGTGAAGGAAAGCTCACACCAGGTGTTACTGGTAGTCCATTGGGAGCCTTATCGTCTCCTGTTAAGTAGCCCATGGTATATCCAAATGTAGATGGGCTAGTCTGTGCGTCTAGTTGATCGGGGTTGGATTGATGACCAAACAAGCCATCTTCTGTGCCGGGAACAATATAAAATGATACATTATCGTATCCACTAAGCGGCACATCTACATTGGCCTGTACTAACAGTGCGTCATTAATCTCTAAATCTTTATTTCTAGTTGAGTCGACATCGCCTACTGTGGTTGGTTTTTCTATTAATGCCCAGTAAGTAGGATCGTGTATATCTGTTCCTGGCGGTATATTTTTAGTAGCTTCGTAGTATTTTCCACCATTATCGACGGTCATGCCAGCAGGATAAAAATTACCCGAATCCCAAATATTATCTGGCATCAATGGTTGATTTATTATTTGTTGAAACTCTTGAGCATTGACCATTGGAGTGGCTTTGACACGCCAAGTATGCGGTAACCACGTCTGACTAAAACCTTCCGAAGCATAGTTGGCGTCTTGTATCACATAATATCGTGGCAAAGCTCTGGATATATTACTGTTTAACGGATAATAATCCTTTAAGTTAGGCAACTCTAAAACATCACCCGCCATGAGTTTGCGTCCAAAACTATCTATCATATCGTTATAATGTGTGGTCAAGAATAGTGTATCGTTTTGTAAAAATAGACCAAATTGTGTTAGATTAAAATCAATGTCTTGATTGGTATATACCATACGCATGATGTATATGTCAGGCGCATACGCTCTATCTCTATTTTCTAATAACAGTAAATCCTCTATAAACAAGGGATTTTGGCTTGTATAAACCGGCAAAGTCGCATCACTGTTTCCGGGATTATCACTAGTGTCGACAATGGGTCCCATGTATTTGTGTACATAAACATCCACGCCGCCAACTTGGTACCTTTCTGATATTGTACGATCTAAAAATTGGTAATCATTGGTTCTGTTTGGTTTATATAATGACAACCTAGGCACTTGTAACTCCTTGTGCTAATTTTTTAGCAAGTTTATTTTTCTTCATAGTGGCAGTTCTGTGAGCAATTTCTTCGGCCGTCATTTTGTAACCAAATCTTCCGTTTTTACTACCAGAACATTTTCTTTTTTCAATATGTTCTGCTGATTGTTTTTTGCCTTTCATTGCCGCACTTTGCTTTGCTTTTGACTCTGCTGTTCTAATAACACCTTTGTGCGAAGCACTAGCATTTTTGCGATGTTCATCAGTCCATTTTTTGCCGTATGCAGGATGATTCGACCCTTGTTTTCCGTACATAGGATTGCCGGCTCCGGACATTCTTATACTTTTAATTTTAGACCCAGCTACTTTAATA